CCCCCAGAGGGACCCGGTATCCCTAGTGGGCCCACCGGCACAGGTGGAGCAATGGGGCCCAACACCTGACATGGTCATTGGCCACGTTGAGGCACGGCCCGCAATGGAACCAGACCCCACGCCTGCCGTCACGTTTGACGACGACGGCTCCATCACCATCAACTGAACACCACCAAGGATCGACTCATGCCTGAAGCCATCACGATCACCCAAAGCGAAAGCCCAGCCCTGTCGCCTGACAACGAGGCGATGCTGGCCTCACTTGCAGGCGAGGACGACAAAGAGGGCGAGCTGCTGGCCGGCAAGTACAAGTCCGTCGAGGACCTGGAGAAGGCGTACAAGGAGCTGCAGACCAAGCTCAGCCGTGGTCAATCAACCGCGCCAGAAGCTGAAGACAACGACGCTGCTGACGATGAGGCCGATGGCAACGACGAGACCGATGACAAGCCCGCTGGTGATGCCCGTGAAATCTACGGCGACTTGATCGGCGGGAAGCTTGACGATGCTGGCATCGACTTCCAGGACATGAATGTCCGCTGGCAACAGTCGGGCACCTTGGAGCCCGGGGACTACGACCAGTTGGCGGAAGCTGGTTTCAACCGGGACATGGTTGATGCGTACCTCTCAGGCTTGCAGTACAAAGCGACGCAAGACACAGCTCTGACGGTCAAGGAGGTGGCTTCCATCAAGGAGTCCCTTGGTGGCGAGGCTGAGTACAACAAGATGATCCAGTGGGCAGGGGAGAACCTGTCGCCGGAGGAGGTCGAAGGCTTCAACCAGATCATCAATAGCCAGCCCATGGCTGCGGTGAAGATGGCAGTCACTGGTCTCCATGCCCGGTACTCAGCTGTCGAAGGCCGTGAACCCAAGCTCATTGGTGGCCGTGCCTCCAAGGGCAACAGCGACAAGTTTGAGAGCACTGCTCAACTGGTTGAAGCCATGTCGGATCCGCGCTACAGCAAGGACCCCGCGTACCAAAGGAAGGTTCAAGAGAAACTTGGACGGTCGAGTATCTTCTAATCGGTGTGTTTGTTCGGGGCCCTCCATTTCCTTGGGGGGCTTTTTTATGGCTTGCGTTTATCCGTACACTGATTGCACCTAGACCCACTCACAAATCCTCGACGGCCCACTGCGGTGGACACCCGATCGTGAATGGGAGCCCGGCGTCGGGGTAACCCCCAACCCTTTTCCCTAGGAGCCCAGCAATGGCAGCCCCCGATTTTACCGCTTCACGATTAGGCCTTGTTAACGCCGCAGGTGGTGGCACCTGGGCCGGTGACAACGCCCTCTTTCTTCAGGTCTGGGCCGGTGAAGTTCTCACCGCGTTTCGTAAGGCCACCATCTTTGAATCCCTTCACACCGTCCGGACTATCAGCTCCGGCAAGAGCGCTTCATTCCCCATCGTTGGTCTGAACTCCGCTGCGTACCACACCCCCGGCACCATGCTGACGGGTACCGCAGTGAAGAACGCTGAGGCCGTCGTCAAGATCGACGACAAGCTCGTCTCCAACGTGTTCATCGCCGACATCGACGAAGCCAAGAACCACTGGGATGTCCGGAGCCCCTACTCCGCTGAGATGGGCAACGCCCTGGCTTACCGCTTCGACCAAAACATCGCAGCGACTATTGCCAAGGCAGCTCGTACCGCCACCAACTTCAACACCGACCTGCCTGGTGGTACCCGGATCAAGATCATCGCTGCCACTAAGGCTGCGATCACTGGTTCCCAGTTGGCTGCTGCTCTGTTCTCCGCTGCCCAGCGGATGGACGAGAACAACCTGCCCGAAAACGATCGCTACTGCGTTCTGGCTCCGGCCGAGTACTACAAACTCGTTCAGACCACCGACGTGATCAACCGCGATTGGGGCGGTGCTGGTGCTTACGCCGACGGCACCGTGCTGAAGGTTGCTGGCATCACCATCCTGAAGTCGAACCAGCTGCCTACCACCAACCGCTCTGCGGCTGCCGGCGAGCAGAACGACTACGCCGCCAACTTCACAGACTCCGTCGCCCTTGCTTTCAACAAGCAAGCCGTCGGCACCGTAAAGCTGATGGATCTCAAGATGGAGCAGACCGGCGCTGACGTTCACGCCCTGTGGCAAGGCACCTTCATGGTTGCCTCCATGGCACTGGGCACCGCCGTCCTTCGCCCTGATTGCGCGATCGAGATCTATACCGCGGTCAGCTGAACGCGGCCAATATGGGGGGAGCTTCGGCTCTCCCCCTTTTTTTCTCCTAGGGCTTTGCCATGACTCTCGCTCGCACCACGTTCTTGGAAGCCGTGAACCGGGTGCTGCAGATGCTTGGCGAAGCACCAGTCAACAGCCTCAACGGCCAGTTTGGCTTGGCCCAGCAAGCCCAAGACGCCATCAACGACGTCTCTCGCAAGATCCAGACCGAGGGGTGGTCGTTCAATACGGACTACGAGCGCCTGCTGATGCGGGACGCGGTGACCAACGAGATTGCCGTCGGCACCAATGTCAGCCGGGTCAAGGTTGAGCCCTACTCGTACCCAGACATCGACGTGACGCTGAGGGGCAACAGGTTGTACGACCGTCGTGCCGGCAGCTACGAGTTTGACGAGGACCTGCGTGCTGACGTCACCTACATCCTTGAGTGGGACGAGGTGCCTGAGTACGCCCACCAGTACTTCATGATCAAAGCTGGTCGCCAGTTGCAAGAAGCGATCCTGGGATCAGCAGACCTGTCGAGGATCAATGTCACTGCCGAGGCCGAAGCCCGCAGCTTGTTCTTGGAGGAGGAGACAACCCGTGGGGACCACAGCTGGCTACGTGGCAATCCAAACCACACAGATGTTTTCATGACGTACAAGCCAGCCTGGGCCCTGCGTCGTTAAGCCATGCCACTGATCAGTAGCTCCATACCCAACCTGATCAACGGGGTCAGCCAGCAACCAGCAGCGTTGCGACTGGCGTCCCAGTGCGAGCAGATGGTCAACTGCATGCCGAGCCCGGTGGAAGGGCTGAAAAAGCGACCACCGTCGCAACACGTGGCCAAGCTGTTCGCGGGCTCAGCTGGTGCCAACCGTCCGTTCACGACCATCGTGGATCGTGACGGAACCATCCAGTTCCTGGTGTTGCTCCTGGACAACAACATCAAAGTCTTTGGCCTGGATGGATCCGTCAAGACGGTGACCACACCTGACGGCACGTCGTACCTCGACATCGCCGGTGAGCCCAGTGCCGTGTTTCGCGTGGCGTCGGTGGCTGATTACACGTTCATCGTGAACCGGGAGAAGACGGTGGCCATGTCGGCAACGACGTCACCCACCTGGGGCACCAAGTCCATGGTGTTCATCAAGTCTGCTGACTACGCCACCACTTACAGCATCACCGTCAACGCCACCACCGTCACCTACACCACGGCCAGCGCGGGCTCCAGTGTGCCGAGCACTGTGGACATTGCGCTCAACCTGCGCAACTCACTGGCCACGGCCCTTGGGGCTGGCTGGACCATCACGGCCAGTGAGTTCATCGTGCGAATCACGAAGGACGACGGCGGCGCCTACACGTTGAGCAGCTCTGACACCAGGATCGGCACGGCAACGGTGCCCATCAAGGGCTCGGTGGACACCATCTCCGATCTGCCGACCAAGGCTGAGCATGGTTTCATTGTCAAGATCATTGGGGCAGCAGCCACTGGGGCTGACGACTACTACGTCAAATTCGTGACCACTGTCGGCTCAGGTTTCGGCCATGGCGTCTGGCAAGAGACCGTGGCCCCTGGCATCCAGTATCTGTTTGATGCAGCAACCATGCCGCACGTGTTGATCCGCAACAACGACGGGACCTTCACGTTTCAGAAGTTCACCTGGTCGGGTCGTGTGGCCGGTGATGCCATCACCGCACCAAACCCCAGCTTTGTCGGATCCACGATCCAGAACGTCAACTTGTTCCGCAACCGGCTTGCGTTGCTGGCTGATGAGAACGTCATCATGTCGGCAGCTGATGCGTACGACAGGTTCTGGCCGGAGTCCGTGCAGACCGTGGTTGACTCGGACCCCATTGACCTCAGTGCCGGCAGCAGAAAGATCAACCTGCTGACGTCGAGCCTGGCCTTTGCCGATGTGTTGCTGGTCTTCAGTCGCAACGGGCAATTCAGGTTGAGTGGTGGCAATGCAATCGCTGCGTCGTTGACACCTAAGACCGCGACCATCACCCAGATCACAGCGTTTGAGATGAGCCAAGCGGTGGACCCGGTGATCGTGGGCCGCACCATGTACTTCCCGGTGCCCAGGGGTGAGTACGGCGGGTTGAGGGAGTTCTTCTTGCCGGATGCATCAGGCCCGGTGCCTACGTCGGAGGAAGTGACAGCAGCGGTGCCACGGTTTCTGCCGTCGGACTTGTCGAACCTGGTTGCGACAGCAGCTGAGGAAGCGGTCTACGCCGTGGCCAAGAGCCAACCCCGGCGCATCTATCTCTACAAGTTCCTGTTCCAGGGGGACAACAAGCTGCAAAGCGCCTGGAGTTACTGGGAGCTCAATGCCGGCAAGAGCGTGATCGGCATCGACCTGGTCGACAGCGACTTGTATGTCGTGGCCCAGTACTCCGATGGCGTCTATCTGGAGCGCATCGTGACTCACCCGGAATCCGTGGACGCAGGCACGACGGTGGAGATGCTGGTGGACCGGAAGACCACGGAAGCCAGTTGCTCCGTGGCCCTGACGACGCCGAGCGGTCTCGACACCCAGAGCACCGTTACCCTGCCGTACCCCATCAACACCAGCACCAGCAACATGGCTGTGGTCGGCCGGCCCTTTGCTGGCAACACCTTGATGCACGGCCAGGTTGTTCAGGTCCTGTCGTCGACTGCAGCTGGTGGGACCGGCGGCAACGGCACCCTTACGGTCCGTGGAGACTTGACTGGCGCTGAGTTCTTTGTGGGTGAGCTGTACCCCATGCTGTACGAGTTCAGCACCCAGTACCTGAAAGAGCAGCCGCCTGGTGGTGGCATGGCTGTGATCTCAGGACCCAAGCTGCAGCTCCGCACCTGGACCATGCTGTTCGACAAGACGTCGTCGTTCAACATCAAGATCACTCCCCGTGGCCGGGACACCATGACGTACCCGTACACCGGGTTCGAGGTTGGGGACCAGGAGATCAGCCTGGGTGAGCTGGCTCTCCGTACTTCCAAGTTCCGGGTGCCGGTCATGGCTCAGAACATCGAGGCCAAGATCGAGATCACCAGCTCCTCACCGCTGCCGTGTCGGCTCCAGTCGGCAGAGTGGGAAGGCTTTTACCACACTCGAGCTGCACGACTGTGACGTCCGCGTACACCAGGCCCACCAGGGTCGCCGATATTCCGTATGTGGCGCAGTTCATGAGGGAGGAGGACGTGGCAGAGGTGCGGGCACACTCGGGCCACACCCCTCAGGAGTCCCTGCTGCATAGCTTTTTTGCTGGGTCTCCCTGCATGACCATGATCGGGAGGGACGGCAGGCCCATGGGCATGTGGGGCGTCGTGCCACAGGAGGGAAACATCGGCACCATCTGGATGCTGTGCACCGACGACCTGGTCCGGGACCGTCTCAACTCCATGCGGTTCCTGAGAGAAGCCCGGACCCACCTCGACTTGGTCCAACGCCGTTACCGGGTGCTTTTCAATCTCGCAGATGCTCGTAACGTGGTGCATATCAAATGGTTGCGGTGGATGGGGTTTACCTTCATCTCGTCGCATCCCAGATTCGGAACAGAAGGTCGGCTGTTCCATGAGTTCGTGAGGATCTAGAGCTATGTGCGAAGCGGTCTCCATCACCCTTGGCATCCTTAGTGCCGGCCTTGGCATCGGCCAAGCGGTGGCTGGTGCCCAAGCTGCACAACAGCAAGTCAACTTTGCCAATGCCCAGGCGGCGCAAGGGTTCCAGTTTCAGCAGATGCAAGCCAGCTCTGCCCGGAACTTTGAGCAAATGCGGGCCAACCAGCAGGAAGAGGTGATGCGGATCAATCGCCTGATGGCCGACAACTCGTACAGCGACGAGATTGCACAGCTCAATCTCCGACTGATGCAAGACGCTGCTGCAACCAGTCAGCAGCAGCAACAAGCTGCGGTCGCAGGAGCCAAGGCCAGGGGCGAGGTGCTGGCGTCAGGGCAGCTGGGCAACACGGTGGACAACCTGATGGCCGACGTCTACAGGCAGCAAGCTCAGTACGACTTTTACAGCAGCCAGAACCTGGCGTTTACTGGCCAACAGATTCAGATGGAGAAACGTGGCGCTGCCGCCCAGCGTGGTTCCCGGATCGCCAGTCAACAGGCGTACATCAAGCAACCGGTACTGGATCCACTGGAGCCCCTTTACCAAGCGAAGCCCAGCATGTTGCCGTTCATCCTGCAGGGTGCAGGCGCTGTCGTCAGCGGCGTCCAGACGGGCATGAGCACAAGCGCGTCGCTCAACAAGATCAAGACGGGCCAGCCGCCACCGGTGCCAAAGGCGACTCCCAGTTCCGCAAGCGCCACAGGCTTTGGTGGTGGGTTCAGCTCCGGCATCCAACCAATCACGGCGGCCGATTACAGCGGCCAATTCAGGAGATAACTCATGGCACGTCTATCCACCGGTCAGGCTTTTGGCGAAACCAGCCGTGCATCGGCAGCGCAACTCCTGGGTGGTATCCCCACCGATGCGTCCGGTGGCGCCTTGGCCCAAGGTTCGATCAATGCCCCGGCCCTGCAGTCCCAGGCTCGGCCGGTGTCCACGTTCCAGCAGGTGGGCGCTCCGACGCTGGGTGGTGCCCCTAAGTTCTTTCCGCTCCCGGACCTGCCGACACCGAGCCAAGACTTGGCGCGGCTGGCCTCGGCACTCGGAAATCTCAGCCCGGTCCTAGGCGCCCTGGGCGACAGCTACGTCCAGCAGCAAAAGAACATCGACGCCAAGGCCCAAGCGGTTGGCCAAGCTGCAGCCATGCAGTTGGTTGCCCCCGGCCAGAACTTCATCCAGGCCAGAGACAGCTTGTGGCGCCAGGCTCAAGCAGGTGACGCCGGCGCTGCTGCTGCGTACCAGCAGATGCAAGCCTTGAGCCCACTGCAGCAGGCTTACACGGCTCGGTACGCGGGCCAAGCTGTGTTGCGCGAGGACATCGGCACCGCTGTTGAACGATTCAAGACCATTGCCGAGATCGACGGCGTCCCGATCGACCAGATCCCGCCAGGTGATCCGCGCATTAGCGGCACCATGTCGGCCTTGTACCGCTTGCCGAAAAACGACCCGGCCGGATTTGCCGAGTTGATGCCGTTGGTGGCAGCCAAGAACGGAGAGATCAGCAGGCTGCACATGGGCATGCACCTGGATCGCAAGGTCAATGAGGCGAGTTCAGCCAGCCAAGCAGCATTGACCAGCGGATTCATGGGGCAAGACGTTGACGTGCCCCGGATGGTGGCCGACCAAAGCCAAATGCTTACCAGCGCCAGGCTGAGTCTTGGCGTCGAGGAGTACCAAAAACACGTTGGCAGCTACGGCGACTGGCTGTCGTCCGCTGTGCTTGCAGGCAGCATGGGCAAGGACGGCAAGCCAGATCCCCAGCGATACAACTTCCTGATGGGCAAGGCGATTGACGTCTTCACCCAAGTCCAGGCCGGCCCCAACGGAGAGCTGTTGCTCACGACGCTGGGCGCCAAGGGCGGCACAGCAGCCCAGCTGGCGTTGACCCAGAAGATGATGGTTCAACTGAAGACATTCAGCGAGTCGGTTGATTCATTTGCCGGATCCATTGGCGAAGACAAAGGCGTTGAGATCCTTTCGATCACCAAGGCCGATGACCCAAACCTGACGCCAGCGCAACGAGACGAGCGTTTCATGCAGGCTGATCTGATGGCTGCACAACTCACCGACGGCGAACGACAGGGTGCGCAAGCAGCGATCAACAAGGCCAGGACCCAGGCCAACACGTCCTGGACCAGGCCCATGCAAGAAAAGGTTGAACGCGAGACGTCGTTCAGCTACGACAAGGACCCGGCCACTGAGATTCGCAGATTTGAGCAGCTGAAAGTCAACGGCCTCATAGACCCCAGGTACGCAGACAGGATGATCGGTCAATACCGGGACTTGCAATCTGCGGATCTGCGGCCGGCCGTGAACGCTGCCAAGTTGGCCAAGGCCAGGATCATGGAACAGGAAATGGCGGGCGTGAAGTCGCGTGAATCGGAAGGTGGCACGGCCATCACCAAGAAAGAGAGCTTGTTCCTTATCAACCGGGACGTCGAGCTGTCGAACAGCATCGAGACCATGCGTCGTCAGACCGTGGCTGACGGCAGTGGTCTGGAAGGGTTCCAAAACAAGTTGGGGCCCTGGGTGCAGAAGCAAGAAGCGCGAGCCCCCAAGCCCGCCAATCCCAGCATGGCTCCCTTGATGCCACAGGGTCCAGAGGCTTGGGCTCGGAGCCTTGGCATCGGCCAAGCGGGTCCCGGCAACAGGGCCGCCAATTACCAACTCAGGCAACGGGTCGACAACGGTGCCGTGATGCCCCCGGCGGAATACATCAAGAACCACGACCAGTACATCGAAACCGGTCGCCTGTCGGACGCCATGAAGCTGCTGATCAATCGCAGCGGGTACGGTGCCACGCCGTCCCAGTTTTTCTTCAAGCAATGGGACAAGATGTACCCGGGCGTCAAGATGAACCCGGCCGACGTCGAGACCCTGAAGGCGTTGGATCAGCAAAAGATCAGCTACGCGCAACCAGGCGCCGGTGGGGTTCCCGTGGCGGCCAACCCTTACATGCAGACAGCGGCAAATCTCAACAACTTGATCCGAAGTGCCGGGGCTGGGGCCTTGAACGTCTTCATGCCACCAGCTTCAGCTGCAATGCTCGACTCGCAAGGAGGCGGCCGGTATGGCGAAATCCCTTTTACGGGTAGCAGCAGCTTTGAACGCCCAGCGTCAGTGGTGTACGAGCGCCCAGGTGGCCAGCCGGGTGTCGATTACTGGTTCCCAAGCAAGCAATTCCCGGCCGTCTTGGCGGGCCGGGTGAAGAATGTCGGTCGAGAGCCTGGCTACGGCAACTACGTCGTCGTCGAATCCATTGATCCGCGCAATGGACGGAAGGTGGATGTGCTTTACGGCCACCTTCCGGACAACGGCATCTTTGTCAGAGAAGGCCAATCAGTCAGCACTGGCCAAGTCATTGGCAAACAAGGGGGCACCGGCAACGTCGACTCCAGCGACGGGACGATTGCAAGCGTCGACTTCCTGGCTCCTCAACCAGCCGGCAGCCGAAGCATGACCCCTTACAGCGGCTTCGATGGACTGCGTCGTTACGTGACTGCTTCGCTGCAAAGCGGTGGCGGTGGCGGGGCAGCCAGTCGGCCCCAGCCTGCGGCCCCAGCCACCAGGAAGGGCGGTGGCATGACAGGCATCGTCACTTACTACACCGGCAGCGGTGGCAGCGACGGCGTCGTTGGTGCCATGACGGCCAACAACAAAGATCGCTTCAATCCCAACCACATGACAGCTGCGGTGCAGCGTTCCCTGCGTGGCAAGTATCTGGACAAGTGGCTTCTGGTAGAAGACCTAGACACCGGCAAGTCAGTGCGGGTTTACGCCAACGACGTCGGGTCTATGAAAGGGACTGATAGCTCCATCAACCGCCAGGACCCACGCATCGTTGACTTGTCCCCGGCAGCCTTCAAGCAGTTGTACGGAAGCTTGGACCGTGGCCCCGGCCGGATCCGAGTCCGAATCGACCCGAATCAACGCGGTCGGTCGCCGTCCCGCGTGAAGCCTTAGCGCAATTCGGGCGGTAACGTCGTTGCATACAGGTCGCTAAGTCATGCCTTCCCAATTCATCACCCGTCCCGACGGCACGGTTGAGCACGTGCGGACGGGTGGCAAGCCCATAGACCCGGCCAGCATCAAGAAACCTGACAACTCGCCGCGCATGATGCCGGGCGTACTTGGAGACCTGCAAGCAGCAGGACTCTCTGGACTTGTGTCTGCCGGTCAGACATTGATGCGCACCGGCGACGTCGGCAAAGCACTTGGTGCTTATTACACCGGAGGCGCCGAAGACATCAGCCAAAACGCATCACCAACGACGCGGCTGATTGTTGCTCCTGCCCGGAACCTGGCCCAAAGCGCACTTGGCAACGCACCGGCCGACGTCGTCAGCTCGGCAATGGGCCGACCAAGGCCAGTGGGGGCCCCGGACGCCAAGTTGCTGGGAGTGTTGCCGGCTTTGCCGAAGATCAAGTACCAGAACCCGACGGAGGAGGTGCTGGGCGGGTTCATCCAGGGGGCCATGGGATTCTTCCTGGCGTCTAAGGGCCTGAAGGGAGTCGGTGGTGCAGCCATGCAAGTGCCTGTTGTTGCTGGTGCGGCAAGGACGGTGCAACCCTTGGTCCAGGCTTCCAAGACCTTGGGCTCCTTTGCCAAGGGCGCCCCTGGCGTCGCTGGTGTTGCGGCAAAGACTGCGATTGGAACTGGCTCCATCGTTGCTCAAGGCGCTGCGCCTGGCTTCATTGTCGACTACGCGGGTTTTGACGCAGGCTCGACGCTGACGGATCAGGTGTTGACCTGGGTCGAGAAGCAGCGCGGGACACCGATCCATGCCCCGTTGCTCGACCTGGTGCGTTCAGCACCTGGTGACACTGCTGCCGATGCCCGCTGGAAGTCCGGCGTCGAAGGCATGTTCTTTGTTGGCCCGGCGGCCAGCGCAACCATCGAGGGCCTCGGCCGGGTGGCCAAGTCGATCATCAACCTGGCCAATGCTCGCCAAGCTGCCAGGTCGACTGATCCCAACGTCCCACCTGAACCACCGGCGTCTGGGCAAACGATCGACGTCACCGCTGCCCCCGTCGGCCCTAACGCCAAGGTTGCCACTGATCCCAACGCTGGCCCTGGCGTTACCCAGGCCGCGCCTAAGAGCAAGCCTTCTGCGCCTGACATTGCCAAGGCGTACATGGACATGCGGCCTCGGACGCCGTTGTGGGAGCAGCAAGGCGTTGAGGTCCAAGGGCGTCTTGACGACCCCCGGACCGACGTGGAAGCAGCAACAGCTGACTTCGTCAAAGCAACGACCGATGCCGAGATTGCGGTGTCCCGTGCGTCTAACACGGTGCCTGATGAAGCCGGCCCGGTGCCGACGGTGGACCGTGGCAACGCCATGCCGAGCTATTCCCAGGTGCGGGAAACGCCTGTTGCTGACATTGACACCGACCCGGTCAGGTTGCAGTTCAAGGCAGCTGGCCAAGGCAAAGGCAAGCGTGGTGTCTCCGGGTCCCTGAAGGACGCCAAGTCCTATGACCCGTTGTTCGGCAAGATCGTCAGCGTCTGGCGTGACCCGGAGACCGGGCGCCTGCTGGTCGTCAATGGCCACAACCGATTGGACCTGGCCCGTCGGTCTGGCGTCCAGAACATCTTGACCTGGGAGATCGACGCCCCTAATGCCGACATGGCTCGAGCCATTGGCGCAATGGAAAACATTGCCGAAGGCCAAGGCACGGCCTGGGACGCCGCCAAGATCATGCGCGACATGGGCATCGACGGCGAGGAGATGGCTCGTCGCAACATCGACGTCACCAAAGGCGTGGCAGAAAAAGGCGTGGCGCTCTCTCGCTTGCCGCAGGAAATCTTTGAGCAAGGCGCCACCGGCAAGTTGAGCTTGGAGAAAGCTGTGGCCCTGGGCAGCGTGAAGCTCGACGACGTCGTCGTACGGGACGTGGCGGCCCAGGCGGCCAAGAAGGGTTGGCCGGCCGACAAGATTCTTCAGGCCATGCAGGAGGCCAAGTTTGCTCAGACAGCTGAAGTCACTGGTGGTGGCGTGTTGCCTGGGTTTGAGGACATGTTCAAGACCAGCAATTTTGATCAACTGCTGGACATCAGGACCGAGGCGTTCAAGGCCTTGCGGGAGGAGATGGTTGCGTTGACGTCTGTGTCCCGGGAAGGGCGGCGCGGGATTCTTGAGGCTGCCGGCAATGTCGTCGACGTCGCCGGGTCGCAAGCTGCAAGGGGCCAGGCTGCGATCGCCGTCGAGATCTTTGACCGGGTCACCGGGTACACCGGGCCGGTGCGGGACCTGCTGAATGAAATGGCGGCCTTGGTGGGCCCCAAGCGTTCAGCTAAAGCCATCGTCACCGAGAACCTTGAGCGACTCCGTGCCGCGATCGAAGCGGAAGGTGGCAGGCCACGGTTGCCCTTTGAGCAACCACCAGCTCAAGCTGTGGCCCCGAGTGTCCCAAGTGCGGGAACTTCGGCGGCTGAAGCGCCAGTGCTTGCACGGCCAGCTGAGCCCGGCGCTCAGCTGACGTCAGAGCAGATGGGTTCACTGGACCCCGATGCCGTGCGCAAGGCTGGCGAGATCCTGCCGGACCAGTTGCCGGACTCGTATCGAGTCGACCCGGACGTGGTTGCAGCCGTTAAGGACACCATGGTTAACAGGGTTCGCCGCATTGCCGGTGACGACGTCGCCGTGAAGTTTCAGGACGGGATGGTGTTCAAAGAAGGCACTGCAGCCCACGGCACCCAAGGCAAGGTGCGTCGCATTGGCGGTGGATATGAACTTGATCTCAAGTCCAGCATTGAAGGAGACCCAATCAAGGAAGTGATTAACTTCCACGAAATGTCGTTGATGCCGTTCAAAGGCGCAACCATTGTTGATTACACAAAGAGCAAGCTAAACGTTGCCGCCCACGAAGCGTTTCATGTTTTGCAGTTGAGAAGCATGACTGCGGATCAACTGAAAGTCATGAACACAATGTTCGCCAAGTTGAAGCTGTACTTTGCCGAAAAAAACAGGCAGGGCCGTGCTTCTGGGCGGACTGATCGACCCATTGAGCAAGGCGCACAAGCATTTGAAAGCTACGCAGATGCTGCTGCTGCAGGTGTTTCGCCGGGTGCTGTCATGCTTGGCGTCACCCCGGACGACATCAAGTTTTTCAATGAAATAAAGCCCACCGACCCTGTCGGGAAGACCATCGCCGGCGCCGGCAAAGCCATCCTCAATGGCATTGCGTTGATCGACGACATGTTCGTCTATGCCGAGCGGTTGTACAACGCTTTCAGGGGTCGTGGCTGGACATCTGTCCGGGACATCTTTGCCCAGGCGTACTCGGGCGAGTTAAAGAAGCAGACCGAAGGGCTCGGCAGCGTCCTCGACATCGTCGGCATGGCCGAGGGCCAGGAGAAGGAATGGGCCCGTCGGATCCGTGAGCTCGACAAGCAGGGCGTCCCCGGCCTGAAGCCCATGGTTGACTTTGCCCGGGACGAGCGCCTGCTGTCAGAGCAACCGACGCAGTTGACCAGCGAGGCGCCAGAAGGGCCGCGGCCGGTGGATCCGAGCCCTGGCCCCGAAAACAGCGACGAGTGGGTGCGTCGATTTGCCCAGCAACTTGGGTTGACCAAGGAGCAGCTGTTGAGCGGAGAGATCACCTACGACGATCTGCTGGCCAACAGCTTCCAGAAGACCCAAAGCCCTTCCGGTCAAAGCATCTACACCGCAACCAAAGAGGACCTGGTTGACGGTTACAACGCGATGTCCAAGGTGTTGCCTGATCGGGCCGAGTTGTCCGGGATTCCGGCGTTCACTCGGGAGGAGCTGCGGTCCCTGAACCAAGCGTGGCTAACTCGTCACGGCCAGGACGGTGAAGCCATCATGCGGGGCCTGACGCCACTGATTGCTGGCTTTGAGGAGTACCAGTTGGGCGCCTTGAACCGTGCCATGTGGCTGGCCGACAAGAAGCAAGTTGAGGCTTCGATGGAAGCTGCCATGTGGCTGAACTCAGCTGGTGTCGAAGGTCTCAACGAATCAGAACGCTTGGCTCGGTTGATCACCGCGGCTGAATCAGCACGTGCCACCCATGAGGCCGTGATGCGGGTCACCAGGCCCTGGGGCCAGCTAGGCGTTGAGATGCAGGTGCCCCGCAACTACGACGCTCCACCGGCAACAGGTGTGGCGCAGGTGGCAGGCGAGCCTGCGGCTGTTGCTGGGCCATCGGCCGAAGCGGTCGACATCGAGGAAGCGATCACCAGGGAGCTCCAAGTTGAAGGGGCCCGCCCGATCGAGGAAACCATCACCGGCAAGATCGACGAGGAGCTAGTGCAAGCTGCCAACGGCGGCGAAATCACGCCTAAGGCCCAGGCCGCGGCTGATGCGCTGGCTCAAAGCCTGATCAGCGCCGGCGCTGAGCCAGCCATGCGCGAGAGGTTGTGGCGTCGTTTTGATGACCCGGCCATCCAGAACACTGGTCCCAGCGGGTTGTTGATGTTGCGGGTCAACAACCTGATCAGCAGCGGCGTCACTGCAAACACCAACTTCTTCAACGGCATGTTGAACCTGGCTCGGTTCCCATTGCAACAAGCAGGGGGTGCCGTGGCCCAGGGCGAGATGAAGCGAGCCATGTACTCGATGCTGATGTACCAGCAGTACTGGATGAACCTGAGCAACGCCATGCGCATTGCTGGTCACTCCTTAAAAGCTGGCCGGTCGTTGATGAACATGGACGTCAGCTCGCTTGATTGGTTGGACCGTATTGCGCAACGCGACGCGCAAGGCGAGTTGCTGTCTGGGCCAGATGCCCCGACCGGTTGGACCATCAACACGGTCAACATGAGCCAGGAGTACGCTCAACGCCCCATCGGCCAGGTTATTAACAAGTTGTGGCAGGTCGTCGGCACAGGCGCCAGCCGCTTGGCCCTTGGCATCGACACCTTCAACTCCACGCTCGCTGGCTACTCCTACGAGCACGTGCGTCACCTGCCCCGGGGCATGGATCTGGCAATGGAGCGTGGCATGAAAGAGTTCAGCCCAGAGGCCTGGAAGTTTGCGCAGCAATACGCAGACGCCAGGACCCAAGAGACCATGAAGTCAGCGGTGATTGACGGCAAAAACTTGGCCGACGTGGTCATGGAAAGCCCTCAGGCCCAGAACTTCATGAACGCCGTCAACTTCACCGACAACGTGTGGGCTGAACTTGAGACCAGGACCCTGTCGAACGGCATCAGCATCGGCCAGTCCAAGGGCTTGAGCGGCAACGACTTGCAGGACTTTGCTCAGAAGTACGTGGACGAGGGCCAGACGCAGCACCGCTTGGCCAACTTTGTCCTCAACCGTCGAGGCCTGGCCTTTGGTCGCATTGGGTCGATCCCAGGCGAAGCCATGCAAGCACTTTCCAGTGCTCGCGGGATTGGTCCGATCTTCAGGTTCATCCAACCGTTCCAACGGGTGCCAACAAACATCATCAAGTCCGCCATGCGCAACACGCCTGCTGCGGTCTTTGTTGACACGTGGTGGAGGGACGTCACAAGCGAGGACGCCTTCACCCGGGACCGGGCCATCGGGGAAGTGGCGCTTGGGTCCGCAGCTTTGTCGATGGTCGCCATGGGATCAGCGTTGGGGTATCTCAGGTTCAACGGTGGTGGCCCGATTGACCCTGCCGCCAAGGAGAAGTGGACGACGATCGAGAAACGGATGCCGTATTCGATCCAGGTCTGGGACGAAACCGCCAGGACCTGGTCGGCTCCTACGTCCATGAGAGCCCTGGAACCGTTTGCCACGCTCTTTGGGGCCATCGGTGATTACACCGACATTGCCAATTCTTTGTCAACCGAAAACCGAAACCGCTTGGGGTCCAGCCTGGTGTTGACCTTGGCCCGGATGTCGAGCAGTGGTGTGCTTAGCAAAAGCTATTTCCAAGGTTTCAATGAGGTGTACGAAGCAATGTTCAACCCCAGCAAGATCATTACGGGGCCCGCTCAACGCGATCCGTTGACTCGGTACATGTCCAGGATCGTGGCCAGCTTGGTGCCGTACAGCAGTTCCTTGCGTGCAGCACGACGCGAGACAGATCCCATCAGCCGCACCGTGGACCCAAGCGACATCGGCGGGCTCATGGGCTTCTTCCAGGAGACCTTCGACGAGGTGCGCAACGCAACGCCCGGGTGGTCCAACACGTTGCCGGCGCGTCGTGACTGGATCAACGGGGCTCCAATCTTGACCCAGGGCATCTTGGGCGCAGAGATCATCCCAGCTGACATGCCGTGGCTCCAGGCCGCCATGCAGTTCACCCCGTTCGCTGCGTTCCAGCAAGGCCGCGAAACCCTTGGGCCTGTTCACGAAGAGATGGGCATGCTGTCCGGCAAAGGCACCAACTTCTCTGGGCCACGGGCCGCTGACTTTGGTCCAGAGATGCGCCTGACCCCCAGCGAGCTTGAGGACTACGTCGTGCGCTTTGCGTCCGTCAAGGACGAGTACGGCTTGACGTTTGAACAGACAGCCACCAAGTTGATCGAGTCCCCTCAGTACCAGTCTTGGCCCATTGAGGGCCCGTCAAGCCGCGACGTCAGCCTCCGTGCTGCTGCGATCCAAACCGAGATCCAACGGTTCAAGAAGTTGGCCAAGGAAGACTTCAAGTTCAACACGGCCAAGGGTCAGCTCATTGCTGCCGAAGAAGCCGAGGCTGAAGCCAGAAAGGCTGAAAAAACTTACATTCAACGGTACGGTATGGACAACAGCTTGCAGCCAGCGCAACCCAGCACCCCCTGGTCCCCAACCCCCCGTTAAATCCCGATGGCTTACTCCTACAACGTTTACACGGGCAACGGGTCAACCACCCAGTTCGCCATTGGCTTCCCGTACATCCGTCGGGAACACGTCAAGGTCTACGTGGCGTTCGTGGACACCGCATACACGTACGTCAACAGCACCACCGTGCAGCTGGCGACAGCGCCCACGGCCGGCCAACGGGTCGAGGTGCGTCGTGTGACACCCGTGACCAACGTCTTGGTGGACTTTGCTGACGGGTCGACCTTGGTCGCTGCTGACCTGGACACCGCCAACTTGCAGCACCTGTACTTGGAGCAGGAGCTGGATGACTACAGCAAGCAAACGATCTCCATTGATCCAGCGACCGGCCTGTTGACGGCCAGTGGCCAGCGGATCACCAACGTTGGGAACCCGGTCAATGCCCAAGATGTAGCCACCAAGAACTACGTCGGCAGCTACGTCGACGCCACAGCGGTGGCCAGTGCCGGGGACGCCATGACCGGTCCCTTGGCCATGGGGGGCAACAAGATCACAGGCCTAGCGTCGCCCACTACAGATACTGATGCGGTAAACCGCAGCTACGTCAACAGCATCGTTGCCAACGGAATTGGCGATGGGGACAAAGGGGACATTGTTGTCAGCGGTAGTGGCTCTGTGCTTTCCATTGACGCTGGAGTCATCAATGACGCTGATGTCAACGCATCGGCGGGCATTACAGCTGGCAAGCTCAGCTTTACCCAAGCCGGTACTGGCGCAACGGCTAGGACCATTGATTCCAAGCTCAAAGACGTGGTGTCCGTTAAGGACTTTGGGGCGGTTGGAGATGGAGATTTTTCTGGCAATGGAACAGACAACACAACAGCTTTTCAAAATGCAGTTAACACAGGCAAAGCTGTCTACGTACCACAAGGTGTCTATAAAATTACAGGTACTATCCAATTACTAAATGGATATAAAACTCTTATTGGCGACGAAACTTTACCGGTTTTGGTTAAAACCACAACTGGGCCAGCAATTAGCATAGGCGCAACTGGGGCTAACTTAAACGAATACTCAAGAGTTGAAAATCTTTATCTTCGCAACACAAACACCCCAACCTTTCCCATCAATCCATCTGCAAGCGATGCCGGAGTTGTAATTAGTGGTGCAGGCGCAAGTGTTGCTGCTGCTGTGCAAAACGCTAAGGTCTATAACGTTCGCGTCGGAAACTGGAGCGTTGGATTTTTTACTACTGATACCATAGGAGTACGTGTTGAAGGTTGCTTTGTGCAACTCTTGAACGATTACAGCGCACTTGGCGGGTTGACTGCAAGCAACAAGTTTGTCGGAATTGCCCTTGAAGCGGTGCCATTCACACCTGGTGGCATTTCTCCGCTGGCAAGCATTGAGCTTGTCGATAACGACGTAACTGGAGCAGGCACTCCAACATCCATCACGTCAGTTGGTTACTACGTTGTCGGCTCGGACATTCGGGACATCTTTTTCGACCGGTGCGAAACCAGCCAGACGACCTATGGCTATTGGATTGTGGCTACCGGCAACGACTTTAATTGGGACGTTCACATTAGGCGACCCATTGTTGATGCTTTCACGGGAAATGGAATTTACATTACTGGAGCAGATGGCCCCGGAGCAATCAGCATTGACGGTGGATACTTTGTTGGATTAGGTGCTGGTGCTGGGGCTGCCATTTACGGTGTTTCGTCTAGTGGAATTATCGTCACTGGTGCCTGTCAAATCCTTGGCATTGCAAATGACGGATCGACGGACGATGGAGTTCGGCTAGATGCATGTTACAGCTGCTCCGTTGTCGGTAATAGTTTTCAGAACTGCAACTACGGAGTCAGTCTTAACAACTCTAAAAATTGCACGATAACTGGCAACCATTTCTTCGCCAGTGCCACAGACACAGAGGCGAACCCCGCGTTGTTTGATGCCATACGAATATTTGGCGGATCGGAGGAAAACGTCATATCTTCTAATGCAATTACGGGCAAAGATGCCACAGATAAGTATGGCAATGGCGTTGTAGTTTCTGGGTCCTGTCCACGCAATGTTGTAATGGGCAACTCTGTCGATGAAACTACAGTGACAACTGCTTACGCAATTTCGGATCTTACTACAACCCTTGTTAGCTCAGACGCTTCCATCATTTCTTCTAATACTGTTGCGTTAAAAAGCAATAACGCTGCTTTGGTTTTGCAAGGAAATAGTGGATCTCTTCCGGTTCAATTCAAGGACGGTGCCGGAAGCGCAGTGTCTTATGTTCGCATTGATGGTGGGTATCAATCAGTTAGCAGGCTTAATCTTCTAGGTAACGACGCTAGTTACCCAATTGTCTTTCGAGATGGCGCTGGTAATGCCATTGCAAAAATCAACAATTCTGGTGTTTACAGCACCGGAGCCCCGTAATGGGCAAACCTAAATCACATCTAAAAGTGGAGCACGTTCCCGGCCCACCTAAGAAAACCCGTCAAGGACAAGGACCTGTGGACGGGGGCGCTAAAATAGATCGACGCCAGCGTTGACCATGGACCCAGCCACCCTCGTTGCCTTTCTTGGCCTCGGCGGCGCCGGGGTCTCTGCCCTCTGGAAGATCGCCGGGGGCTTGGGTCGGTTTGAAGCCAAGACCACCACGATCCTTGGGGCAATGCAGATCATGCTTCAGGACCATGAAGAACGCCTTCGGGCCATTGAGCGCAAGTATTGAACCGAATCGAAGCCAGCCTTGAGCTCAAGTTCAGCGAGGAACGAGTCCAGCGACAGTTGCTGGAGTTGTATGAGGACGAGGATTGGTCAGGCCTGCTGGCCACAGCAGAGCTCTTGAACACCGCTTGGCACCACGAAGTGATGGTGACCAGGTGGTTGGCCAAAGAGGCTACAGACAATTTGGGCCGCCAATGGCAAACTGCAGCTAGTGACCCCCCCGCCCATGACTCCTCGGATCGCTGAGTACGTAGCTGTGGCCATTGCCGTCCACGGCGCTGCAGTGGCCTTTGTGAATCTGACGCCCACCCCAAGGGACAATGAGGCCCTGGGCGAATACAGCCGGATGGCGGTGAAGCTGTACCGGGCCATCGAGATCTTGGCCGGTGTTATCACGCCATTGGTCAAGCGGTAGCCCCGCCTTCACTTTTTCTTGGCGGTCTTGGCGGCTTGCTTAAAATCAGCGGCGCCAGGGGCCCCTTTGGCCCCTGGCTTCCGCATGCTTTCACCGGATCCGGCTTTGATCCGGTCGCGTTTTCGCTTGATGCGGATAGCAGTCAGGTCGGCAACGGCATAGCCCCCTCTGTCACTGGACTCGATCTTGTCCAAATCCGCCAAAGCCTGCTCCTTCAAGCTCGGCGACTTGGGGCGTCTGGCGGTGCGGATGTAGCGAGCAAAGTCATAAGCATCCTCACCAGCGTCAATTTCAACCAGCCTTAGGCACGCCTCCAGCTCCTGGTCGGCACCCCATCGGGCGGCCAACGTAGCAATTCTGCGCCAGAGTGCCTCAGGGTCTTGATGGTTTTGATAACGAGCCCAATCCCTGACTAGCTCCGGCGGCGGAATAATTGGGTGATTTTGGTTAATCATCGAACTCACTATCAAAGGTAAAATACTCAAGAATGGAAGCCATTACAGCAGTATCAGTTGATGTAAAGCCCGGCTTTGGGGTCGGCCATCAATAACCCTTCTTGCCGCCGCCGCCCTTGGTGCCTTTGCCGCCTTTTTTCATGGGTCTGGTGTCAGTGGCCCCACCTTAGCCGGGGTTCGCCGGGACGCATGCCAGTCAAGGCTTGCAAGTGAGGTACCAGCCCCCTGTTCCTTGGGGCATCCACCTGGGATTCCAGTTCTTGCGGCTGTAAGTCACGCCTGCCCCCTTGGTGTTGCTGGCGTAACCGCCCGGAAGCAGCAACGCTTCGCCGTTGGGGTCGTTGTGGATCCAAGCCGCAGCGGTGTAACCAGTCACCACTGACCAATGGCCGCCCCCGCTAGGAGCCCCTACACGGCCCTTGTGCAACCAGCCCACAGCAACAGGTCTGCCAGCGTTTATCTCACGCTCCAGGGCCGCTGGTGTGCCGTCGGTGTGGAAATTGGCGTTGAGACCCAGCGACCGCAGTGCCGACAGTTGCGCTGCTGCCGACGTGGTGTCGCCGTATCTGGCTCGGATGGTGTTATAGGTGTCGTCACTGGCGATCTTGCCCCAAAACATTGCCAACATGGCGCAGCTGGAGCTAAAGCACTCCCGGTAACCGGCACCAGAAGCGTTGTCGAGCTGGCTTTGCCACAGCACCTTTAACGGATTGGCAAAAGGCGACGGCTTGGCTGCTGGTGCCGCTCGGTACAGCTCCGCAAAGTCCTCGATCTGCTTGGACGTCAGGGTTTCTTGGAGCCCGTTCCAGGCCGCCAGTTGATGCGGCAGGCCGGCGTCATGCTTAGCTGCGTCTGCGAGACGAATAACCGACATTTGCGCTGGTGAGAGGGGCCCGGGGAAAGATCTGGACGTTGTCCACCTTCCACGGAATACGTTCCCAAACATCGCAGCACGTGGCAATGCTCCAAGCCATTTCTTCGTTCTCTGCAACGACGATGGTCTGAAAAGAACCGGCCTCCCTGGTGCCCCCGTACCCGATGAACTCACCGGGAACCCTGATCACCCAGGCCCTGGCGCCAGGTCGCTTACTAACGGGTCCTGATCCAGCCACCGGCCGCTGGGGCCGCTGCAAGATCCGTAATACTGCCGCCCAAAAGGCTTCGGTCCAACGCTCCTTCAAGGTCCCCCATGTACGCCTGAAGCTCCAGGTCCCACAATTCTGACTGTCGCTCCTTGATTGCTCGGTCTTCATCAATGGCCAGCGATTCGTTCCAGTATTGAACCGCACCCGCAAGGGCATCGAGACGGTCGTCGTGGGCCAAGCAACCGCGATCGACGGTCAGGTGGGTCAACTGGTGAAACAACTGGTACGCCAGGCGTTTTTCGACGGCCTCGTCGTCTCGGGTTTTGGCGTCCCCTTCGATCACCGATCGGCTGACGATCAACCGGTGTTGGTTAAGCACGGGCTCCAGGGCCGCGATGATGCGGCGTTCTTTCTGCACGTTGGAGCGAACGGTCTCAATGGTGCACGGATGCTGCACCTGCAGGTACGGCTTCAGCAGGGACTCCAACATGCCTTGGCCAAACTGGTCTTCCAGGAGGATCAAGTTGACCTTCTGGCGCTTTGCAGCCGCTGCTAGGCCCTGCAGGACAAGTTCTGAGTAGCCGTCTCGGAACGCACCGGACTCCAGCAGAAACAAATTGCCGTTGAGGTGGGCCACGATCGCGTAAGCCGTCTCGTCCAAGCCCCGGCCGGAGGGGTCAATGAACATGACACAGCCATCAAACGGCAACCAGGTGCCGTGGATGTAGGCCGGCCGGTAGTAGTAATCGCCGCTGAAGCCCACAGCCGGCAGATCGCTGATGCGGTACTCGGCCCCGGAACTCCACACCACCTTTTCCGGGGCGTGATCAGAGACTTCTAGGACCATCAGGTCCGCCAGCTTCAATGGGAACCGCTGGGCGTCACTGAGACTGGTGTCCAGCTGAAACTGCAAGGCAAAGGCCGACCGGCCATACGACGTCTCGCGTTCCAACAGGTCCATTTCGCTGAAGCGACCTGGGTCCGTGGGCTGATTCGTCAACTCTGGGCACCCTTCCGCAATGACGGGGGCCAGGTGGTCGCCGTATTTGACGGGCTTCTCGGGATACCGGGCTGGCCAGATGCGCACCTCGTATGCGCGTTGGGCCAGCTTGTTGTAAATGGACTCCTCGGTCTGAGGAGTGCCCAAGAACATGATTTCGCCACCGGGCTTCAAGATGGCGTTGAACTCACCGACAGCGGCCAGGAGCTTCTCCCGGATGCCAACGGACCACGACGTCGTCGGTGTCTCCACGTCATCGGACAGGATCAAATCGGCCCGAGACCCGGTCAGCTGACCAAAAATGCCAACCGCTTTGACGGATGGGCTCTGGTCCGGGATGGCGGGCCTGACGTCGAACCGGTTTACAGCGGATCGTTGCTCATCCCGATCTGGCTCCAGACACTGGAGCATCGGCATCTCGCGGATCAAGCGGATGCAGAACATGGTGAAGTCATCGGCCCGGGTCTTGGATGCCGACACCACCATGATTTTGCGCTGTGGGTCCAGGCGCAGCAACCACAACACATAGGCCGCGGCCATCCAGGATTTGCCCACTCCCCGAAACGCTTCAACAATGCGGCGTTTGGAGCCGTGTTGCATGTAGTGGGCGATGTCGAGCTGGATTGGCGTTGGATCCGGCAGGTTCAGGTGGCGCCAGACCAGGACCAAGAAATAACGAAAATCAGACGAAAGCGGCTTGGGCAGTCTGTCCCAACTCATGATTGCAACAATTTACTAAGCACGTACTAAGCCCACGATCCGACGGAGGTATTGGCGCCAGCGGCGCCGATAGGCCAAAGCAAGAAATATGAGCCAATTTTTGTGCTGTAGGCACCACCTGGAGCGGAACTGCCCGAGTAAGAAGGCGTCAGCGTCGTGGCGGCATTGGTTGAAAATGTGCCTTTTAGTGTGACTGAATGTAGTACCCCAAGCGTGGTGGTCGCAGTGGTAATTATTAATGCGCCAGTGCTTGTACTCCAAAAGTTACTTGTGCTTGCACTTAACCCTGTCGTCGAAGGGGTTAAATATGTGCTGACAATTCCTTGGTATCTGATATTGTTTAACCCTGCGCTAGTCACAAATGAGATGTCAATAGTATGGCTAGTCGTGCCTGCGGTTTTTTGCAAAGTAAATCCAGATTCAAAAACATATACCGTGTTAGCCGGAAGCGAAAGCCCAACGCCAAACAATGACTGTGTGGCAGATGTGTTAATTCCTACCTTATCACTGTTTAGTCGATAAAGTAGCGTAGAAGGCAAAATACTTCTGCCGGATGTCGCATTTGGGGTTGCGTAAATAATTGCGCCGTCGTATTCCACTGCACCAGCTGTTGCGCTGGTCAAGTTTGCGCCTGACTGAAAAGCCAATGGCGATGAAGATGTAGTGCCAGCAGCCAGTGTTAGCTTGCTGGTCAACGTGCCACCAGTAAAACCGCTTGCGCTGCCATCGCTGGCTGCGGTTAAACGTCCTTGAGCGTCAACCGTGATAGAAGTATTTGTGTAACTTCCAGGCGTGACAGCAGTATTTGCAAGCGCAACAGTCCCTGTCGTAACAATTGGACCACCAGTCAGCCCTGTGCCCGTTGCAACGCTGGTTACCGTTCCAGTGCCACCAGATGCAACCGGCACGTCAGCCCATTCAGTGTCGTAGTTGATGCCACTTGCTTTGCGCAAATATTGGTTTTCCAGTCCGCCTGGTGCTACGCCAGTGCTTGGGTCGCCTTCTGGAGCTGGAAGATATTGACTCATTAGACAAACTCAGTAACTTGAGCTGCTCCGTTAGCGTTGATCCAAATGCCGTAAATAGCATTAATTGCAATCAACTGTTGATCCAACAATAAAAATGCACCGGGTTGCACTTCCATAAAGGAATTGGCAACAGTGGCTGGATTGCTGAACGACAAGTACAACTTACTGGTTGAAACGTTGCTGACCATCAAGCCCTTGCGGTTGGCGTTTGATGCCAACACCAAAGTGCTGGACGACGTGCTTGTAATTGACGCGGTGGTTGGAGTGCGAACAGCGACAGTGCCAACAACAGGCACAACCGATGCCCGAAGCTGTGCATCGGTTAGAGGCCCCGACACGGTTAAAGCTGCAGCCCTGAGCTGAGTGTCGGTCAAAGGGCCAGACACAGGAACAGCCGTCGCCCGCAGCTGGGTGTCCGTCAAAGGCCCGGAAACCGGTACCGACGTCGCCCGCAGTTGGGTGTCCGTCAAAGGGCCATCAACGGTGATGGAACCGCCCCCGTCGTCAATCGACAGGGTCCCACCAGCGTCGCTAACAGGCACCGGAGAGCCACTGGTGTTGTTGACGGTGACGCTGGTGGGAACTGTGACGTTGGAAATAGTGACCGAACCGCCATCCAAGGTGACTGGAATTGATGCACCAGCTGGTCCTGAGACTTGTACGGGGCCGTCGTTAGGGCCAGTGACGTAGGTAGGCATGATTAAGCGGCAGCGGTGTCAATGACCACGAAGTTAATGGTTAACGCTTCAGCCAGCGCACCACCAGTGATGTTGCTCACCCGAAAAACTGCAGTGCCAGCGCCTGCGGAAAGGGTGTTGAGCTGGTACGAACCGGCTGTGCCACCAACGCCGCAATTTGCAAAAACGACGTCAGTGGCGCTGATGGCGCTGTTGGTCATCGTGAAATTGACGCTGGTGCCAGACGCCAACGAAGCGTTGTGCATGGTCACCACGCCGGCTTTGGTGTTGACAACGACGGTCGTGGTCTTGCTGGTGCCTTGGGTGACGGTGCCGAAAGCGGCAGGGCCAAAGCCAATGGCGGGGGCAGCTGCAATCGTGTTGTTGGTTGCAGTCGAGATAAAAAACCCAGACGGGATGTCAGAAGGATCAGGCATGGGAGGTTCTAGGCGACCTTGCGCCGGGGCATCTGCACAATCTTATCCATGTCCGGCAACGACGCCACTAGGTCTCCAAAGCTGGTGCCGGCCACCGGTTGAGCTGAGATGCCGTTGTCCTTCAGGAACTGCCGAAGGATGTTGAGTTCAGCGGTGCTGATTGACCCGTCCTCGAGCCTGGACCGCAGGTGGAGCGCCAGGTCGGTGTGGAGGTTCGACAGGACCTTTGAGGCTTCGGAGGGGTTAGGGCGACCCATGGGGACACAGGGCATCTAGTGAGCAAATGGTAGGGCCTAGGACCAGGAGATCTGCTCACCTACAGGCCCTACCGGGCCAGAGCGGTGGCAGTAGTACATATGTGTGCGTGAGTGAAGAAGGGGAAAGAATCCCCCCCCCCCCTATAGTTACTATAGTTAAATAT